TATGCTTCAACAGCAACATGGCCAGTTGGCTCAGAAGCTGGATATGATTTGCGAAGCATTGGGAATTGGTGAAGGCGGCGGTGAAGGTGAACCGGCACCGGGCGGTGAAGAAGAAGAACCGTCTGGCTTTGGTGATGAAGCAAATCTGGAACGCCGGGAGCCGCATTTTAATTATCCGCCGAATAAAGGCATCTACGAAGGCGGTGATTATTCCGAAGGCAACGGGATTGAAATGGACCATCCCGGCGAAACCAATACCAAAAACAAATCCGTTCCTCGTGGATTTGGTGCAGAAGCTCCTGTTGGTTCTTCCGGTGCTGAATTTGCAGGAACTACTGGCGATCGTCGTCGTAAAGCCGGTGATACAATGGCCCGCCTGCATGAACAGTGGCAGGATATGATTGCTGATGCAGAGATTATTATTCCTGGTGTTCGTATTCCGACGGTGGATTCGAAGCATCCGGTTAATGTCATTAATACCATGTGCGGTTTTCGTCGCCGGGTACTGAATCATGTTTCGCAGGATATGGAACAAGGCGCTGATCTTCACAATCTGACTCGCGGCGCCGATCTTCGCCGGATGACCTGCGATTCTGTTACAACTACTTTCCGTGCTCTTGCGGGGATGTATCGTGACCGCAATAACCAGGCCGCGTTCACTGTGTCTAATGTCGGTTCGCCGGCTGGCGCGATTGCTGTTGGTTCGATTGGTGATTTGAGCCGTAAACTTCGTGAACAGTCTGAAGCAATTTGGGGTACTGGTGGTTCTACTCGCTAATAGTTGAAAATATTTCAAAGGAGATTTTAAAATGGTCGCGTTTACTTATCGTATGGGTGCCGGATTTGCTGGTGATGTGAATCGTACGCATCCTGCTGGCATTGAACCGAATATCAATGACGCAACAAACCCGATCTTGTTTCCGGGTCAGGCGGGTTTGTACAATACTTCGGCTGGTACTTTCCGTGCCATCATTTCCGGCGACGTTGGCGCTACTGCAATTAGTGGTGTTGCAGTTCGTCAGTTTCCGACGCAAGCAACTGGGCCTTCAGTTTCTACTGAAAACTGGGGTGAAGCTGATTTCAGCACTGGCTACACTGGAAACATTTCTCCCGCAAACTGCTTGGACGTGCTGAAATCGGGTTATATTATGGTTCCGGTTAATGGTACACCTTCTAAAGGTGGTACTGTTTATGTTTGGTATGGTGCAACTTCTGCTCCGCACTATCAGGGTGGATTTGAAGCTTCTTCTGGCGCTTCGACGCTTACACTTTCGGGCAACAACCAGACATACTACAATTCCGGGCCGGATGCTTATGGCATTTGCGAACTGGCATTTAATATCTAATCTATTTCATAAATTTATAGGAGTTCTGAAATGCTCACGTTTGATGGCAAGGAATATAGTCACGACGCCAAAGGTAATATGCGTGGGAAGCAGCTTCCCATTCGTATTAAGATGGCGGACGGAAAAGTCGCTGACTCAACAGGCGCTTTCTTGGTTGGCGAGCTTGAACGCCTCGACCTGCGCCTGCATGAACCACTTGCAGCCGTAACTTGGGGGCGTGACGTTGATCTTCGTGAAGATGTGACAATCGCCAACGAAGTTTCGAGCTTTACGCTCTCGACATATGGTTCTGCTTCTGGTCCGGGTATTGGCCAAAGTATCGGCAATGGCAAAGCCTGGGTTGGTAAAGACACAACTCAGATTACTGGCATTAGTGTTGACATTGCCAAAATTCCCCATGCTCTGCGTCCCTGGAGTATGGAACTGAAGTATACGATTCTGGAACTGGAATCGGCAGCACTTGTTGGTCGTCCAATTGACCAGCAGAAGTTTTTCGGTATGCAACTGAAGCACCAGATGGATATCGACGAAATGGTGTATTACGGAGATACGACTTTCTCCGAATACGGCATGGTTAACTATAACAATGCCTCGGCTAATCTTGGCCAGGTTTCTAACGTTGCAAACGTTGCAGTCGGCGCAAGCAATGCAACTCAGTGGGTAAACAAAACCCCGCCGGAAATTCTGAACGACGTTAACGAAATTCTGAATAACGTCTGGGCAGCTTCTGGTTGGTCTTTCCCACCGAATCGGCTATTGCTGCCACCGGCACAATATTCCTACATCTCTACGCAGATTGTTTCTAATGCTGGTAACGTGTCGATCCTGCGTTATCTTCTGGAGAATAATCTGTTGACTTCTTCTGGCGTTGCGAAGCTGAAAATCTTCCCGCTGAAGTGGTGCCAGGGTGCAGGCGTTGGCGGTACGATTGGCCAGACTGGTACGGTCGATCGTATGGTTGCATATACCAAAGATCCGGAACGTATTCGTTATCCGATGACTCTGATGCAACGCACTCCTATTCAGTATGATGGGATTTATCATAAGAGCACTTATTTCTGCCGTCTCGGCGTGCTTGAAGTGGTTTACCCTGAAACTGTGGGCTATCGTGACGGAATCTAAAGTCTATGATTGACGACGAGAATGATCCGGCTCTGTGCGCAGAGCTTATAGGATTAACTGAGGGTCTAACTTCGTGGCTTGGTGAAGAGTTAGACCCTGAATCTGTGCAATTGCTCTTTGATTATGTTGAAGAGCATCGCCGTAATGCAAGAATGAAGGGAATAGATTTTCCTGCATTAACTGCATTGGTTATTCCTCGCTTAGGCTGGATCAAACTTGTGCGTAAAGACTTGACTGAAATGAATATTCGAAGAGCAGTTATGGCTATGCTCAGAGAATGTCCATCAATAAACATTGTCGAAGCATCACGGGCAATCAAAAAAGCGTGGCCAACAGTTGGGCTTTCAACTATTATTGACGAAGCAGAATTCAAAATCGACGAAAAAATTGAAGGATTAGGTCGTGGCTAAATTTGATTTCAAGTACAAAGTCAGGATGCAATTCAAGCCGGGAGTGTATGTGCAGTTTTATCCTGGAGTTTGTGAAGTTCCAGATGAACATGCAGATCATCCCTATTTGCTGAAAGTTGCAGTAAAAGTTGTAGAGCCTGAGCCTGCACCTGAGCCTGTGGCAGAGCCTGCTGCACCTGTAACCAAAACCAAAGGTTAAGGACAATTCCAATGCCGCTCAAAAAAGGTCATTCCCAAGAAACTATTTCTCATAATATTTCGGAAATGGTGAAGTCTGGTCATCCCCAGAAACAGGCTGTTGCAGCGGCATTAAATACAGCACGAGAAAGTGACGGTGATTCAATGAGTAAGGTTCCTGTCTATAATCCAAATGCAGGGTCTTTAAGCGATATTAATCGCCGCAATAGTGCTATGTGGGGCGATAAACAAGAATGGAGCCCTGGCAAAGAAGGTGTTCCATCTGGACCAGAGGCGATGTTGAGTCCGCTTAATATTGCATCACGCAGCGATGAGCCTTTCGAATCAATTATGCCTGCTGCTGAAATGCCGAATTTCACAAAGCCTTCGGCCTACAGCACGAAGGAAATGGGTTCTGGCCAAAACGTACATTCGTATGTAGAGCCGAAAGAACTTGATCCGCTTTCGCGTCCGAATATGGGCCTTGAACGCACAGAACACAGTAAGGCCGTCGGGGCTGCTGGTTATTCTAAACCAACAGTTCCTGCGCATCACCCGAAGAGCGAATCTTTGGCAAATGTTAATGCCAAAAATAGTTCTTATTGGAATCCCGATGCAAAATTCCAGGGTGAACCGACTGCCTTGCCCGCAGAATATCCGGCTGAAGGTCCAAAAGTTCAACCCGAATCTTATGGAAAAAATAACTAATGACCGTAGGATATGAAGATTTTGTTGCAGATTATCCTGAATTTCAGGATCAGGGACGATTCCCTGAATCTGCTGTGAGCTACTGGATAGCCATTGGCTATTTGATGCTGACGCAGACTGCTTATGGAACTTCATTCTGGGATACAACACCTGGGACTTATACTCCGCCTGGGGCTAGTGGCCCCAGATCATTGCAAGATCACGGGATTGAACTTTTTATCGCGCATAATCTTGCACTTGAGGTTCAAGCAAGTGACGCATCATCAGTTAATGCTACTCCTGGCACTGTTGGCGGTACTATATCTGGTCGTACTGTAAATGGTCTGACCATAAACTATGATCCAGCCTCTGGTTTAGAGAAAGATGCCGGTCATTGGGGTTTGACCATCTACGGCCGGAGATTTTTGCGCCTTGCAAGACTTGTTGGTGCAGTACCACTTCAAATTGGTATCGGATGTGACCCAACTGGTGGAATGAATGGCCCTGGATGGGCTGGACCGCCACCGTGGTTGCCGGGAAGTCCCGGTTCTGGAATCTATTAATGAAAACTATCCGCGCCATTGTCGATAGCCGAGTCACTATCGACAATACAAAAATGGTCTACGACGCGATACAAGATTTGTGTGAATATGAAGTAAAAATTGGCTTTCCAAAGGAATACCGCAAAAGGCATGTGATGGCGTCAGATGAATTGCGCCGTCACGGCGTACATCTGGATAATCCACAAATTGCCTACATTCTTGAGCATGGAGATACAAAACTAAACATTCCTCGCAGGCCATTTCTGGTCCCTGGCGTTGAATCGGTAATGCCGAAAATTATTCCACTTCTTGGTCCTGCAATTCGCGAAGTTTTGGCCAAGGGCATACCAAGAGACGCGCTTATAAACATGGGCCGTACTGCAAGAAACGGCGTTAGATGGTATATTCTCTTCGGAAATCATAAACCATTGCGTCCAGCGACTATCACTGCAAGAAAGCTTGCAGGAATAACTCTGACAATTCCGCTTATTGAAACCGGGCGACTTCGCAACGCGCTTTCGTTTATGATTGATAAAAATGGCAACCGCCTACACTTGAGTGCAAAACTTCACGAAGTGCTTCCGGCAGGCCCCAACACCCTCATGCGTAAAGTCGGCAAGAACCTAATTCCATAGAAAGAATTTGTTTTATGGCCGTTCCTTTTGACATGAAAGATGCACTACTTGCGCCAGAGTTTCTGGATACATTCCAGGTTATTCGGCGCAAACAGACCACAGATTCTAACGGCAGAGTACAGTTGACAAATTCTCTTCCCATGCTTGCAAGGGGTGTTGTTCTGCCGTTTACTCCTGATTCTCTGCGCCGTGAAGAGGATATGCAATACCAGTATAAGGCACTGGAAATTACAACGCCATTTATCCTCCGTGGACCTTCAAACGTTGAAAACAGTCCCAATACTTATGCCCCAGATATTATTATCTGGAATAACGACCAGTATTTGATTACAGCTCTTGATGATTATTCTAATTACAATCCTGGCTATGTAAAAGTCATCGCGGTTTCGGTGGATTATGTAGATCAGGCGCCGCTTGGAATTAGTCCGTAATGTGTTTTATTGTGGAGTTTTATTATGAAAAGACCAACGATGTTGCCTCAAGCGGTTTGGCATGAGGAACTGGCGGAAATCCATATTGCTGATGCAAATGTGGGGCAAAGCCAGTATCACGCAGAGCAGGCAGAAAAACTTCAAGCTGACTCGGATAAAGCATTGGCCAATCGTAATCCACTGGAACGGCTCAAGGCGAGACCGTTGCTTCTGAAATCGAAGCAACATGCACTTCTAGCCTCGGCTCACGCTGGAAATTCAAACGCCAAAGACTATGTGACTCATGTTTTGGCTGGGGCACAAATTCGTGCCGCTGCTGAAGGCCAAGATGCAACTCTTGCTACGCATAAGGCTTTTCACAAGCTTTTGGCCTCTGGTAATCCGGCAGTAGTTTTGGCAGTTCAAAATCATCCTACGGCAAAGATTTTAGGCATCGCATAATATGGCAAACACGCCAGTTGAAGCTGTAACTTCTGCACAGTCTGGGTTCCTTCCTCCGGGGCCTGGACTGTTCAGGTTTCAGTTTGACGTTCCCGGTTATGGCCTAGACATTGGTTATCAAGATGGTTCTGCGCCCCTTGAAGGGCAAAATCTCGACAATTTTATTCAACAGTTGGTTGCTGGAATTTGCCAGTTACCTCCGAATATGGTATTTCCTCGGTGGCAACCAGAGCCGCCGATTTTGCCAAGTGCAACTACTAATTGGGCCTCAATCGGCGTAACAGATCAAGAACTTCTTCACGGCTGGGCTGTTATTATGCACGATCCCGCTAATGGCGGCAGAGACATAATGGAACAGTACGAAGAATTTACAGTTCTTTGTTCTTTTTATGGTCCAAATGCTGATCTTTACGATTCGCTTCTGAGAGACGGACTCCAGATTCCCCAGAATAGAGAAATTTTGCAACTCTATGCTATGGGGCTAGTTCAATTTTATTCTAAGACTGTAGTTCCCGAACTTATTAAAAATACCTGGCTCAGAAGAGTCGATAGAGAAATTAAATTCACTCGGGCAGTGTTGCGTGAATATCCAATTTTGAACTTCCTTGGTGTTGCTGTTTCGGTTCAGGCAGAATCCTCAAATGGCGATACGGTGCAAAATTCCATAGTTGTCTCAGCGCCTGATGTTAGGACAGCACCGCCGGTAATTGTTCAAACCTATAAAGGTATTTTAGACTTTACAGAAACACATTCATCTATCTTGTACTATAGCGGAATCAGCTAATGTCAATACTTTTAAAAACTATTTTAGATGCTTTTGGTAATACATTCCAGGGACGATTTGAGGATAATCCGACTGACGGAGGTATTACTCCGCATAGTATAATAGAGATAGCTGGCACTGGCATTGGAGTAAATTCTGAGAATCCTTTTCCTGTTTCGGATGCTCATTTACCAGCACCAAATCTGGATGGTGGAGTTCCAGTACATATAAACAATCTACCGTCAACTCAAGCTGTTGTCGCTCCATCTGCTGGGACTGGCACAAGCAATAGTCAAAATCCTCCAACAGAGTTAACTCAACTTGTTAGTGGAACTGTTGTGCATCCTGGACAGCTTTATGTCCAGAATCAAAGTGCTAATACATTGCAGCTTTGGCTTCAAGGTGCGGCTGGTCCGATTCTGTTAGCTTCCGGTGCTGGTACAAATACTCAAGGCGCGGATTGGTCAGCAGCAGTAAATATGCCGTGGTTTGTTGGTACATATACAATTAATGGAACTTCGGGAGCGCAGTTCTATGCTAACTCTAATTAAAAATCTGCTTGGTGCTACGATATTCTTATTGGCAGTGAGTAATTCTGCATTTGCTGGTTTTCCTCCACCAAATCCATTTTCTAATACTTTACCATTATTAACAACCAATAACAGGTTATGTTTTCTTGGTGATAGTTTAACAGCGGCTACTGTAACTGGAGATCTAATTACAGGAAAGGTTACAGGCGGTACTTCACCTTATACACTTGGAACAGAAACGGGTGTACCTTCAGGTGCTACTGTTGGAATTAGCGGAGCCAATTTATATTTCAGTAGTTTCACGGCTGCTCCTGGAACTTATAATATGACTATTCAGGTAAATGATAGTGCTTCTAATTCAGGAACTTTTTCCGTTACAGCAGTTGTAAGTAATAACTACACAGTTACCAGTTTGACGGGTGGTGGTACTTCAGGCGTTCTTACTTATACTGTGCCTAGTATTTATGTTTATACCTGGAATGATTATGGTCCTGCTTTTTGGGTGCAATCATTAACAAATAATGCAATTTATTCAGATCGAACTTTGCAGTTTGGGTTGCCTGGAGATACTTCTACCGGCTTGCTAAATAGACTTTCTATTCCACTTTCTGCAAATTGCGGTGGGTATCAAGTATTAATTGGCACCAATGATTTAGGATCACGGACAGCTTCTCAAATAGAAGCTAATATTACTAGCATCATTAATCAGTTATTAGCGACAGGTAAACCTGTTATTTTGGGTGTGATTTATACTAGAAATCTTACCACACAATCAACTTTAGATGAATTATGGACAGTAGATAGATGGATTAATTCACTACGTGGGACGCGTCAAGGTCTTTATATTTATGATCCCAACAGTTACTATGGAAATCCAAGTGTTACAACTGGATATCCTATTTCAGCTGCTACTTATGACGGGTTACATAATAATGGTTATGGCGGTCAGTTACTTTATTATTATGGTGAATTACCGTTATTAAATTCAATATTTCCAAATGATGCTGGTTATCAGAATACAGGAACAAGTGCTTCTGATCTTTATGATTCAACAAATACTTCTGGTAGCTTAGATTCTAATCCATTACTTACAGGAACTACTGGAACGGATGGAGGCAATGCAACTGGTACATTTCCTACAAGTTGGTCCGGGACATTATTTGATGGATATGGTTGTACTTCATGTACTATGTCAGTTGCTGGGTCACAAGGTACATTTTCCGATGGAACACCAGCACAAGTGCTGACTGTATCTGGGTCAGGCAGTACTGATTATGAAGCAACAACTTTTTTAGCACAAAATATAACCAGTTACAGTAATTTCTCGGCAAGTGATAAGCTGCAACTCTCTTGCCGATTTCAGATCAGTTCAGGTAGTCAAAATATTGATTACCCTTATATACAATTACAATATATAGTTAATGGGGTAACAATAAATCAAACAGCCGGAGAAGAAAGTAGTTCGAACGGTAATACCATCATTAATGGTGGAAATACTGGTGGAAACAATGGATTAGCTATTCCAGAAGAAACACTTAGTACCCCATATCCACAAAATACTCTTGGTGGAGTTCCTACTTTTATGCAAATTCAAGCTGGTGTTGCATTAGCCGATCCTAGTTCAAACAGTACATTTTCTGGAACAGTTAAAATAGGTTTTTGTTCTTTACGGAAAGTTCAATAATCTAAGATTATAATAATTGTTTCAGTTATTAAATTTATTTGATGAAAGGTTTTTGAAATGACTACGGGTTTGCCGATTACTAATCTGGTTAACGTCTCGGCATCTTTGACGCCGTTAGGCGCAAGCTATTTGAATCTCCAAACACTTCTGATTATTGGCGATTCGAATGTGATTGATACCTACCAAAGAATCAGACTCTATTCTTCGCTGTCAGGCGTTGCTGGTGACTTTGGCACAACTGCGCCCGAATATCTGGCCGCAACGATTTTCTTCGATCAATCGCCAACTCCGACTGCACTTTACATTGGCCGCTGGGCCAAAACTGCATCGCATGGCGTGTTGCAGACCGGATTCTTAACCTCGGCGCAACAGACAATTTCCAACTGGACAGTCATTACTTCTGGTTCTTTTGGCACTACGATCGACGGTTCGACTTTCCAGTATACCGGGCTGAACTTCAGTGCAGCAACAAATCTTAATAACGTTGCTTCCACGATCCAGACCGCAATGCAAGCCGGAGGCGTGACTGTTCCTGGTACGCCAGTTCTCGGTTCTGCGTCCAGTGGTTCTCTCGCACAGACAACCTACTATGTTAAAACGACTTATGTCACAGTCAATGGTGAAACAACTCCCAGCGCCGAAGCCAACCTTCTGGTCACGGCCAACCACGTTGTAACCGTCGCCAGTCCTGCGGCCAATGGCGTTGGCGTTACAGGCTATAACGTCTATGCTAGTAGTTCAACCGGCACTGAAACAAAACAAACTGCAACGCCAATTGCAATCGGCGTAAACTGGCAGATGCCTGGAACTGGTCTAATCGGCGGTAGTGCATTGCCGGGAACGAATACTGCAACAATCGCCGGTTCTACGACTGCAACCGTGGTTTTCAATTCCACTGAAGGTAACTTTACCTTCTCATCTGGTTCTTCTGGCACAACCTCATCTATGGGATTTCTCACTTCGGTCGGTTCTGGCACCGATATTTCTGCACAGCTTTTGGGTACTTCTGCTTTAGCACAATATGCGACTTCTGGTGTTGCCGCTGAGACCGCAGTAGCTTGTGTTCAGACACTTGATTCGATGACGACCTATTGGTACGGTTTGATGTTTGCGGCTGGTACTAATAACGGTGACATTGCCGATAGCGATTATTTGGCAATTGCACCTTATATCGAATCCAGCACTGCAACTACTGGCAATCCGCATATTTTCGGCCTTACTACTTCAGAAGCTGGGGCACTTTCTTCTTCCAGTACGTCGGATATCGGCTACAACCTCAATGCAGCCGGTTACACCCGCACGTTTTATATGTATTCGTCCCAAAATCCCTACGGTGTAGCCGGACTATATGGCAAGCTATTGACCGTCAACTTTGCTGCACAAAGCTCTATGATTACGCTTATGTGGAAGCAGCTTGCAGGCTTTACCTACGAAACTCTAACTCCAACACAAGCTGCGGCGCTTAATACCAAACGCTACAATTACTACGCTCTCTTTAACAACGGCGTCGCGATTGTAGTCAACGGCATGATGGCATCACAGGATTTTGTGGACGAAATCTTCGGTCTCGACGGTCTTGTAAACTATATTCAGACCGATTTCTTCAATCTGATGGTTACGACCACAACCAAAATCCCTCAAACCGATGCTGGTATGCACCAACTAATCGTTACTGCGCAAAATGCTTGCCAAGCGTTCGTGAATAATGGCTATTTGGCTGCAGGAACTTGGACCAGTGCCGGTATTGGTCCTGTGCAAACTGGTCAGGTTCTGAGTAATGGCTATTACGTTTGGGCAGCGCCAATGGCACTTCAGAGCGCAGCACAACGGGCTCAACGTATTTCACCTACCATCCAGATTCTTGCGAAAGAAGCTGGCGCGTTGCATGATATTGTCGTGAGTTTGACTGTCAATCGCTAATTTGCGCAGTTCTGATTTTAGCCCGGAGTATTTAATATGACACTTGCAAGTGGTGCATATACCTATAGTTTCCAGGACGTTAATGCAACTATTACAGGACCAGGCGGAGCTTTTGGTCTGGCCAACGGCGCAGGTACAGCCGCAGAAGGCATTACCTTCGCTCATACCGAAGACAAAGATACAATGGTAACTGGCGCTGATGGTTCAATCATGCACAGCCTTCATGCTGGCATGACAGGGACGATTACTGTCCGAATCCTGAAGGCATCGCCAGTTAATGGTCAATTAAGTGCCCTTTATAACTATCAACGCATTGGTGGTTCAGCCCTTTGGGGTAAGAATATCATTACCGTCGGTAACTCGGTTATGGGCGACAACATTGGTGGTGTTTATATGGCCTTCATGAAACATCCTGACGTGGTTTATGGTACTGAAGGCAATACCAACGAATGGTTGTTTGGTGGCTATATCGTGCCCGAACTTGGCCAAGGCCTTGTCGGTATAATCAACGCCGCTGTGGCGTCGGTTCTCTAACTAAAGGACTCTATCTATGGGTGAAATTACTGTATCTAGTGGAACTTATCGCTTTGGCAAATTGACGCCAAAACAACAACTCCATGTCGCCAGACGTATTGCTCCACTAGCTACTTCGTTTAAAGGCACAGAAGCCGAAGTTGCCGCAGCCTTCATTCAGCATGTTGCTGCAATGAGTGATGCAGAGATCGACGCAATTATCGACCCATGCCTTATGATTTGCCAGCGAAAACTCACAGATGGAGTCTGGAGTCCTTTAACCACACCTGGAACTTCGACCCTAATGTACGAAGACATTGGTGTACAGGATATTTTCGAGATCGTAATTGCAGTTCTGAAAGAAAATCTCGGAAATTTTTTTCCCGGCCAGACAGGAATTGGAACTTCAGCTTCCCAACTCAAAACCAAAATCTAGTTGATTCTGGTACTGGCCTCGACTTTTTGCTCCGCCCTGTAGCCGAAGGAATGATCGACTATAAAGAAATAAATCTCACCAATCTGGATATCTGCGACTTTGCAGATGCAAATGATTTTCTCGACGCTAGAGTCGAAAATCAATACCGCATGTCTCAAGGTACAGCCCAAACCCCTCCACCTCAACTTAGAAAGCCGAGATAAAGTTCATGGCCTCTGGCGGCGAAATCATTAAAGAATTTGTTGTCTCGATTAAATACGTAGTCGATGACGCTGAATTTCGCAAGGCGCAAAATGACCTGACTCTTGGCTTCGGTGGACTAAACAAAGGCATCAAATCTGGCCTTAGCAATCTCGACGACTTTATAGGCGGTTTCGTTACCGGCAGCCTAAAGGATATGGCTGGCTGGGCCGCCGGTCTCAGTGCAACTCTTGCTGGTGTCGGCATTGCAATCGCCAGAGTCACTGACAACTTCAGTGATCTCTACTACTACCAACAAAAACTAGCCGGCGTCTTTAATGCCACTGGCACCAGCATGATGCTGTTGCAGAATATGGGCCAGCTTTCTGGCCTTGGCAAAAATTCGCTTCTCGAAATGCTTTCAAACGTAGCCACTGAGCTACGTGATCTGCCTAAAGGCAGTTTTCTCGAAAGCATAACCGGAGGCGAAAAAGACCCAGAAAAAGCCATCCTCAAGCTGGCTAAATTCTACAGCCAGCTTTCAGACAGTAAGGCAGATCAATACTACAAGCGTCAAATTGAAAGATTCATTGGCGTCGATCCCGAAACTATGCGCAGACTCGGCCAAAATCTTGGCGATCTGCAAAAGTATCTCGATGAAACGTCAAAGATGATTTCTGTCACTGGTCTGAATCCAGATCAGCTGATGAAACTGTCCATTGATTTCCAGCGAAATATGGACGAAGTTGAACAATTACTTGAAATCATAACCGCCCGTGCTGTAAGTGCGATTTTGCCGTCTATTATTTCTGCCTTGCAAAGCTTTTCGACTTGGCTTGTCAGTAATGGCCCTGAAATCAATAAAGTCATAACTGAACTTCCAGGAGCTATGGATAGCTTCCTGCGGATGCTCAAACTCTTTATTGCCATAACCCATCCTCTAGCCTTTGCTGCTGGTGCAACTGCCTGGGATTTGTCGCAAAGTCCCCTAAACCCTAACGCTCCAAGTGCAAAGAATCCTGACAAAACAGAAAGGCCATTTCTTCAGAGACTCTTCGACTGGCTGCAACACGGCGAAGCTCCGCTTGCAACAAACTATACTGATATTCAAAAACAGGACATTGCGCAGGAAAATGCTGTAAGAAAAGCGCAAGGTCTTCCGCCTACAGAATCAAAACCTGCACCTGCACCGCAGAAGCCAGTTACTATCGAATCTAAACTAACTTCCGACAAACCCGTCAATGTCAATGTCAAAAAGTCAGAAGACAAACCCTTTGGTGCAGCCGGACAATGGATTTATAGCAATTTCCTTAGTCCAATGTCTGACTTCCTTTTCGGGCGTCATCATTCACCGTTCGTTGAAATCTGGGATGCCAAAAACTTCTGGCCCCTCGTAACTTCTTGGCTTCACGGCAGTGCTACGCGCGTACCTTTAGTTAAAGTTCAGAACTCCGAAGAAAATAAAGACAAAGAGATTATTAAGCGGATTTTGGACCTGGCAGAACAGATTCGAAACCAAAATACTTCGACGAAAGGGCAAAGCGATAAACCGTCAACACTGTTTGACGATGCAAACAATATGCTCGAATCTGGTACTGCACTCAATGCAAATCCAGATCAACTTGCTCCGCAAAGTCCTGGGATTACCACTGTCCAACAGCAGCAGAATCTGCTTCAGGGGGTTAAATTCTTCGAGAACAAAGGTCTTTCTGAACAACAGGCTATTGGCATAGTTTCAAGATTGTTTGCCGAATCTGGCCTCAATTCTAATGCCGTAAACCCAACTTCCGGTGCTTACGGTATCGCTCAATGGCTTGGTTCACGCAAAAATGCTGCACTTAATACGCAGGGAGATTTTAACAAGCAGCTTCAGCTTGTCTGGGACGAACTCAACTCAACTGAGAAAAATGCTTTTGCCGCAATAAAATCAGCAAAAACTGCACCACAAGCGGCAAATGCAATGGAACTGTATGAGAGAGCAAATGACCCTAAATTTACAGCACATGCCGATGCGCTTGCTGCATTTTTCTCCAAGCAGCTACTTGATAAACTCTCTACGCTTACAGACAACGTTACACGAGCAAATGCCCAACTCTCTAAACCCCCTGTGGGCACTGCCCCTCTTCCTGCTGCTGGCGGCAGGAATTTGCATTTTAGTCCATCGACAACCATTCATGTCACGGCGCGAGGCGCGGAAATGGGAGCAGTTGTGTTTAATGCTACTGCTAGGGCACATTCTACATTATACCGCAATTACTATTCAAAGATATCGTAAGAGAAAAGTGAACTGAAATGTCAGGCGCACTATTAGGTACTGCGGTTGAGGGATTTCAATCTGGTGGGAGTCTTATTGGCCCTGTATTCTTGACTCCCACTACACCTTTTAGAGCTATCGGCCCGCAAGCACTTGGCGGCCCCGCCGGGGGCCTGTTCTTTATCGCCGACGTCACAGAACGCGAAGAACATCACGATCAACTTTTTATCTCCGAACACCCGATCGAAGCCGGTGCAAATATTTCGGATCATGCCTATAAGCGTCCGGCAGAGGTTCAGCTTCGTCTTGGATGGTCGAACTCAAACTTCTTCAACTTCGATCCTTGGTATGTTAATTCGGTCTATCTGTCTTTGCTTCAGTTTCAGGCCGACCGGGCGCCGTTCACGCTTTATACTGGCAAACGTGTCTATCAAAACATGCTTCTGGCCGGACTTGTAGTTGAAACTGACAACACTTCTGAGTGGGCGCTTCGCGTAGAGGCGAATATAATTCAGGTCTTTATCGTTAATACCCAGACCACGACGATAAGCTCAAATCCGTCGAATCAGTCAAATCCGCAATCAAGTCTACCCACGACGAACAGCGGAACTCAGACCGCAGTTCCGGCAACCAATCTAAATCAGACAAGCTACAATACAATCTTCCCTGGTGGCTCAACTGCAAACGGACAATCTATTCCTTTGCAATCAACGTCGCCAACAATTTCAACCTATTCTTCAGATACGAATTTTGCATAATGGCAATTCCTCAAACATTTTCGATTTCCCTTGGCGGCAATACCTACAATCTGAATCTGTACTGGAATACGGTAAATCAGACTTGGATTTTAGATATTAACGATTCGGGAAACAATCCTATCGTCAATGGTATTCAGTTGGTGACTGGTATTGGGCTTCTGCGCCAATACAGGTATTTGGGTTTTGTCGGTGATTTGTTTATTCAAACCTCGAATGATCCCGACGCATTGCCTACGTACTCGGGTATGGGCACGAGTTCGGGTTTGTACTATACCAGTGATGAATCGACAATTTAATTAGAGGCCAAATGTTGGGGGCCTTGGTGGGATTTTTCCTTGTGCCTGTGGGGCGAGGCACGCCGTAGGCGGGCCGACAGCCAAAAAAGGTAGAATATGTCTGGTAGCACTTCACCATTTTTAGCCGATCAATGGATTAGAAAATGGTCCTTGGTTGTGTATGATGCAGCAGGAAAGAATATTGCTACACAGATTTCAGGTGGTTCAGATATTCCAGGACAAGAGCAGTTAAGAATTATTTTCGACGTAAAACAAACCGACGGCCCAGTGCCAAATTATTGCACTGTGAGGGTTTATAATCCGAGTACAAATCTGGTTACTTTGGTGAAGAATCAGTATCGTCGTATGACATTAGCCGCTGGATATGCAAATGGCCGATTTGGTGTAATTTTCGATGGAACGATTCGTCAGATTTTAGCTGGTGCAGAATCGGCAGTTGATTCGTATGTTGAAATTGATGCCGCAGACGGAGATATTCCTTATACACAAAGCATTGTCAATC